AGAAAGTCCAAATATGGTTAAATTAAACAATTTAAACTTTAATATAACAGGTGTTGGAGCAACACTGTTTGCAAATCATGATAGATCTTTATTCGTAGTTGGTATTGTATCTGATAGAACATTTGAAGTTAAAGCAGGAGTTCAAACTCAAAATTGGGTTTACACTGGTGGAGGTAATACGTTTGAGTTCTTTGAGGATTTAACATTTGGTTCTGGATATCGTGGTGGTTCTGTAGCAGTAGGTGTAACAGATCAGGCATATGAACATAGATTTGTAAGTTCAGGAATTGGATCTATTAAAAAGGGTAATTTTGCTGCAACTGGGGCAAATGTATTTACTGCAACAAATGCAGTTTACACTTCACATACAGGAACTCTTGTTCTTACAATACCGAATCATGGATTGACTACTAGTGACACAATTGGTATTGATACTGGTGGATTAGTATTTAAGTGTTCAAAAGATAACTTCTTCTCAGATCATCCTTACCCAAGAGCAGTTTCAAAAACTAGTTTCCCAAATTCAGATCCAATCGCTGGCATAGTAACTGGTATAGGTGCAACTACACTTAACACAATTACATTAAATGCTGGAGTCGGAGGTGGAGCAGGTAACGGTGCAGTTGTAGAAGCAACCGTGGGTGTTGGTGGAACACTCTCATTTAATATTGTTTCAGCTGGAACTAGTTACGTTAATCCTGAAATTATTGTTCCTCAACCAAATTATGAAAATATGCCTGTGATTGGTGTATCAAGAGTTGGTCAAGGTCCTACAACAGATACAGGTAAAAATTTATTACTTGATCTTGAAGTTGGTGCTGCGAGAACCACTGGTATAGGTTCAACTAGTTTTGAAATTTCTAAATTTAGCATAGTAAGACCAGGACATTCATTTAAAGTTGGTGATAAATTCAAACCAGTTGGGTTAGTAACAGCAGCACATTTATCACAACCAATACAAGAATTTGAATTAGAAGTAATTAAAACATTTACTGATAGTTTTTCATCATGGCAGTTTGGTGAATTAGATTTTATTGATAGTATTAAAAATTTACAAGATGGTGCGAGACGTAGATTCCCATTAGTCTTTAATGGACAATTATTAAGTTTTGAAAAAGATCCTAATGATTCTAGATCTCAACTAATTGATTTAAACTCTGTTCTCTTAATTTTCATTAATGGTGTATTACAAATACCTGGCGAAAATTATATATTTAATGGTGGTACGACTTTCGAGTTAGTTGAACCTCCAAGACCTGAATCATCACCAGATTTAAATGACCATGACCACGTTGATATATTCTTCTATAAGGGTCAAGATGGAGTTGATGTTGATACAGCAGATGTATTTGAATCTGTTAAAATTGGTGATGAATTAAGAGTCTTTAAAGATAATACTGGTATAACTACATCACAACAACAGGAAAGAACAAATTATAATATTCTCAGTGCTAAATTAATTGAAACTGAACTTTATACTGAACTTGGTATTGATGAAACAAATGAAAAACCAGTTAGATGGACAAAACAAAAAGTTGATTTAGTTATAAACGGAAGAAAAGTTGATAAGTCAAGAGAAATATTAGAACCACAAATTTATCCAACAGCAAAAATTATTGGTGATTTTACAACTTCATCAGGAATAGGTGGAGCAAATGGTATATTTGTAGATGATGCTGAAGTATTCTTCTATGAAAAAGGTACACATTTAAGTGCAACAACTCCAAATGAAACTGATGGTGACTATAATCTTACTTTTGATACTGTGGATGCTCTTGTAACTTCTGGTGAAATCAACGTAGCAGCTGCTGCGACTGCTATAGTTTCAATTGCTGGAACTATAAGTGGATTATCGATAACTGAAGCAGGTTCAGGATATACAGGTACAGTTAATATTGGTATTGAAGCACCTATAGGTATTGAAAAATTTGTTGGATTAGGAACTACTGCTACTGCTACCGCAACTATCACAAACGGTAAAATAACATCAACCACTATTGTAAATCCAGGTGCTGGATATACCTTCACTAATCCACCCAATGTTATTATTGAATTACCACCATTTAAATTTGAAAAAATTACTAGTATTGATGATGTTGAAGGATTTACTGGAATTATCACAGGTATCAGCACAACCACAGTTGGTACACAATCTGCACTTAAATTCTTCTTCCATGCAGATAAACCAGCAGGTACATTACTACAGGGATATCCTGTATTCATAACAGATACAAAAGTAGGTAATGGAATTACCTCAGTTGATACACACAATTCATCTATAGTGGGAATTGGAAGCACTTTCTTAGATAATATCTACAAAGTACACTCAGTGACAACAGATGGTGCAGAGAATGGTCAAATTGTTTGTAATATACAAAATGGTCAAATCACTGGAGTAGGTGCAGGAATAACAGGTAATTTTGATCCTGCACAAGCAGGTATAAGCACCGTGCTTGGAAGAATTACTTGGGGTAGACTATATAATCTTTCTAGAGACTCTAACCCAGTATCTATCGCTGTAACTGGACTTACCGTTAATTCTGGATTAGATACATTCCCAACTATCCAAAGAAAGAACTTCTCTCCTGCATCACTCAGAGGACTAAGATCTTCAGGTGCAATTAGAGTATTTGGACTTTGATTAAATTACCACTATAAATAAAAAGAAAAAGTTTAGATAAAATGTCAGCAATTATTACTGATCAATTTAGAATATTAAATGCTAATAATTTTGTTGAGTCAGTAGAAAATACAAATAATTCATACTATGTATTTTTAGGACTTCCGAATCCTGGTCAAATAAATTTTGTTGGTTATGGAAGATCATCGAATTGGAATTCAGTTACACCAGCTCCAACAGATAGTTTTTCTTATCGTGCCCATACTGGTGACACTAGTATGTTTGGTAAAAAAGTATCATCAGCCAACATAAGAAGAATAATAAGAAGAGTTGATTGGGTAGCAGGAAATAGGTATGAAATCTATAGAGATGATTATAGTATTGATAATCCAAGTCCACTAACACGAGCAAATCGTTTATATGATGCAAACTACTACGTTCTTAATTCCGACTTTAAAGTTTACATTTGTATTGATAATGGATCAACAGGAGATACACCGCTTGGGAATGTGTCCCAAGATGAACCAACATTCACGGATTTGGAACCTTCAAAGGCAGGTAACAGCGGTGATGGATATGTTTGGAAGTATCTTTTCACTGTTTCACCTAGTGATATTATTAAATTTGACTCGACAGAATTCATAACAGTTCCTAATAATTGGAATAGTAGTCAAGATACTCAGATAAGAACAGTCCGTGAAAATGGGGATTCAGATGTTAATTTAAATCAAATAAAACATGTTTATATTGATAAGGCTGGTGATGGTTATAGTGATGGCAAAAATCAAGAAGTTGACATCGTAGGTGATGGTACAGGTGCAAAAGCAAGAGTAGATGTAGAAAATAATAAAATAACTAAAGTCACAGTTACCTCTGGTGGAAGTGGATATAGTTATGGAATAGTTGATTTGGGAAATTTAAATACTGGTGTTAGAACTTCAACAGATTTTGCAAAATTAATACCTATCATACCTCCATCAAAAGGTCATGGTCATGATTTGTATACTGAATTGGGGACTGATAGAGTAATAGTATATGCTCGATTTGATGATTCAACAAAAGACTTTCCTATAGATACAAAATTTGCACAGGTTGGAATTGTAAAAAATCCAACAAAAGTGGGAACCGCAGCAACTTATATTGACAATACATTCTCATCATTACAAGCTATTAAATTTAATGATGGAACAGTTGATACTCCTGAAATTGGTGAAGAAATTCAACAGGTATTAACAGTTGCTCCAAACATCGGGAAAGTTGCAACTGCATATGTTGCATCGTTTGATCCTGAAACAAAAGTTTTGAAATATTTTAGAGATAGGTCATTATTTTTCAATACTACTACCTATGATCATACTGATTATATTGGAATATCAACAGCTGCTAGAATTTTTGAATTTGAAGCACAAGTCGGATCAAACAATATAAAAGGTAAATCATCATCATTCTCTGGTTCAGTTGATTTGAATTTTTCAGGAATTACAACTAACCCTCAAGGAAACAAATTAATTAACTTAGGAGTGAACTTTACTGGAGGACTATCTAATTCTGAGATAAATAAAGGGTCAGGTGAAATAGTTTACTTAGATAATAGACCTTTGATCGTTAGAAACTCTCGTCAAAAGGAAGACATTAAAATCATACTCGAATTTTAAAAATGCCACAAAAGACTAACTTAAATATATCACCTTATTATGATGATTTCGATAAGGCGGATCAATTCTATAAAATATTGTTTAAACCAGGATTTCCTGTTCAAGCAAGAGAGTTAACTGGTTTACAGTCTCTTTTACAGAATCAAGTTGAGTCTTTTGGTAAACATATCTTCAAAGAAGGTTCGATGGTCATACCTGGTAACATCGAATTAGATAGGTCGTATTTTTCTGCAAAAATAAATCCAACGCATCTGGGAATTGATGTTTCGATTTATTTAAGTAATCTTATTGCAAATAATAATGGTAAAGGTACAAGAGTAAGAGGTCAATTATCTGGAACTGTTGCTACAATAAAGAATTTTATTTTACCTCCTGCAGAGGGAGTTGATGATATTACAATATTCATAAAATATCAACAATCAGGTAATGATGGTGAAAGTGCTGCATTTCCAGATGGCGAAATTTTAATATTAGAGGAACCATTAACATATGGAAATACTACACTAACACTTGGAGAAACTGTACTAACTTTAGTATCTTCAAATGCAACTGCTACTGGATGTGCATTTGGTGTGAATGAGGGTGTATATTTTATGCGTGGAAGTTTTGTAGATGTTCCAACTTCTTTAATAATATTAGAACCTTACAATAATGCTCCATCTTACAGGGTAGGATTTGATATATCAGAAGAGATAATAAATGCAAATGATGATGAATCATTATATGATAATGCAAAAGGATTTACTAACTTTGCAGCACCAGGTGCTGATCGTTTCAAAATATCTGTTAAACTTGCAAAAAAATCATTAAATGACTATGAAGATACAAACTTCGTAGAGTTAATGAGAGTTGATGGTGGAGAATTAAAAAAATTACAAAATTCAGCAAGTTACAGTGAAATTAAACAATATTTTGCGAAAAGAACATTTGATGAATCTGGTGACTATGCTGTTGAACCTTTTAGAGTCACTGTTCAAAATTCATTAAACGATGAAATAGATTCTGCAGGTCTTTTCACTGAAAATAGAATAACTGATCAGGGAAATACACCAAGTGAAGATTTAGCTTGTGTGAAACTTTCTCCTGGTAAAGCGTATGTGAGAGGATTTGATGTTGATTTATCTGGAACAACAGTTTTAGATGTTGAAAAACCAAGAGATCAAAAGAGAGTTGAATCAGCATCCATACCATTTAGAATGGGTAGTTTGCTAAGAGTTAATAACGTTCAAGGTACTCCATTAATAAGTTTAGGTGGAGTTGCAACAAATGTTATTCAATTACAAAATAGAAGGAAAACAGGAGCATCAGGTACAAATAATACACAAGTTGGAGCAAATATTGGTCAAGCGAGAGTTTATTCATATTCTGCAAGTAATGCACCTTACACTGGTCAAGCAACACAATTTGATTTATTTTTATATGATATTCAAACATATACAATATTGCAGGTTACAGCAGGATTTAGTAATGTAGTAAAAGGATCAAGAGTTAGAGGTGTTGCGAGTGGAGCAGTAGGATATCTAGCATTAGATCCGAATACAACTGGTGCAAATGAATTTGCAGTAGCAGAAACGACAGGAATTTTTATACCAGGAGAAGCACTTGTAATAGATGAGAGAAATGTAAATTCAAATGTTTCTATTAAGGGTATTGTTGCATATACTGTTGATGATATTAAATCTGTATTCCAAGATTCTGATGCATTAGATTCTGATATGCCCTCTAATTTTAGTGCAGATGCTGTCTTATATGAACGAGTGCTTCGTGGATTCTCCCTAACAGATCAATTAAATGTTACAGCTAATACTGCAACTGTAAATAATCGCTCTTTTGCTGGATTAGTTGGTATTCAAACTGGTTCTATAATAGCATATCAAAGAGGTGATGCAAATACAAATGGTCAGATAGTATATAATAGAGTTACTGATTTAGGTTTACCTTCAGGTAAAACTTTAACACTTGATTCAACATCTGATATTGCAGGTGTAAATGAGGGATCTGTATTATCTGCAGGTATATCAACAGTATCTCCATTTAGAATAGCGGTTCCAAGGATTTTAAATTTAGAGCAATCTGGTATATATGCAGATTTACCAAAATCTAGTGTTTCTGTTGTTGATAGTGGTAATTCTAATTTAGTTATCAGTAGGCAAATTAAAAATCAATCAATATCTGGTAATTCAATATCATTTTCTTCTCAAGTTGGTTTAAATATTGCGTCTGGAATTACTAGTGTATTTTTTGAACCATTTGATGCTGAGAGATACTCAATTCATTACACTGATGGTACTACTGAACCATTAACATCAGATCAAGTAACAATTACAAATGGTGGTGCTAATATATCATTTGATGGATTATCAAAAGCATCAGGTAATGCTACAGTCAACGTCACACTGAAAAAACAAGGTATTACAAGTAAGACGAAAGATTTTATTAGAAGTAAGAAATTTGAAGTAACAAGAACAGTCGGTGTATCTACACTAACAAGTTTGCTTACACCTAGTAATGTTTATGGATTAAGAGTTGAAGATGAAGAAATTTGTTTATTAGTTCCTGATGTTGTCAACATAGTTGCTATCTATGAGTCAAAAGATACATCTACACCTGTTTTAGATAAACTAACATTTGTTAGTGGATTAAATTTAGATACCGATAGTATTATTGGTGAAAAAATTGTAGGTCAAGATAGTCGTGCTATTGGACAAATAGTGAGTGCGACTACAAATACCATCGATTTTGTTTATTTAAATGATAGTATATTTACAATAGGTGAAGTTATTAAATTCAAAGAATCATCTATTGAAACTATATTACAAGACAGCACAGCAGGTAATTATACCAACAGAACTGAAAATTATGTATTAGATAAGGGACATAAAAAGCAATATAGTGATTTTTCAAAAATTGTAAGAAAAAATAAATCTGCAATACCATCTAAAAAATTATTAATAATTGCTGACCAATATCAAGTAGCAAGTGGAAATACAGGTGATGTATTTACAGTCAATTCATATAATCAAGAAAGATATACTAGAGATATTCCTAGAGTTGATGGAAGAAGAGCTTCCGATATTCTTGATTTAAGACCAAGAGTTAAAGAGTATAATCCATCTGTTAACACAGGTTCTCCATTTGCTTTTAATAATAGGTTATTTGAATCTACTAATCCTTTTGTTATCACACCTAATGAAAGTTCATTAATTGGATTTAGTCATTATCTTGGAAGAATCGATAAGTTGGTGATAAACAAAAATGAAGAGGTTCAAATATACAAAGGTGAATCATCTGAATTCCCAGTTCCCCCATCAACTGTCAGTGATTCTATGGAGATCGCACAGATTTCTTATCCACCATATCTTTATGATACTGTTAGAGAACCACAGATAAGATTACGAGATAATCGTAGATTTACGATGCGTGATATTGCAGCACTTGAGAGAAGAATTGTTAATTTAGAAACAATAACATCATTAAGTGCTTTAGAATTAGATACAAAATCATTCCAAGTAAGAGATAAAGATGGATTAGATAGATTTAAAACTGGTTTTGTTGTAAATGATTTTAAAGATAGAAATTTTATAGATTTCAATCCTGATTCTGGTTCCAGATGTGATGTGGATGTTGTAAATCGTGAATTGATAAGTGCAGTTGATTTTTGGTCTATGAATCCAGAGTTGGGTGTAGCTTCTGGAATTGATATTAAAACTGCAGATGTCAACTCAAATCTACAGTTATTAGATGCTAATTGTCAAAAGACTGGAGATTTAATAACTTTAAGTTATGAAGAAGTTGATTGGATAGAAAACCCTCATGCAACAACTGCAGTTAATGTTAACCCATTTAACGTCTTGGTATTCTCAGGAAATATTCAATTAGATCCTCCTTCAGATAACTGGTCTCGTACGATATATGTTGAAAATACCAGACAAGAATCAACAGGAGCAAGATGGGCAGAACGATCAAATGTCGTAGGAAGTGAAGTTGTTGGTAGAAGAACTGAATCTCTTGCTGATTTTTCCATAGGGCACAGTATGGGAGGAAGTACAAACGTTGAGATAAACAGAAATATAACCACTCATAGAGTTGAAAGAGAGTTTACTAATGTATTAGAAGGTCCATCTAGAGAATTTTCATATATTGAAAGTACGAAAGTTGATTCTGATGTAGATCCATTTATGAGATCCCGTAATGTTTTCTTTACAGCGGGTAACTTAAAACCATTTACAAGACATTATCACTTCCTAGACAGTGGAGTGCCTGACATAGTTCCTAAAGTAATTGAAATAGAAATGTCATCTGGTGTATTTTCTGTTTTTGAGGATGTAAAAGTTGAGGTTAATGGTAATGAAATAGGATTGTTTAGGTCACAAGCTCCTAACCATAAATTTGGCGATTCATCAAGACCTGAAGTAGGGGCAGGTTTAGGATCTCCTAACAGAGCAATTGAAACATATGATGTTGACCCATATGATAGAAATAGACCAGCACCCTCATCGACTTATTCTGCAACATCAAAATTATTTAATACCGATTGTATCGGATTAGCAAATGTAGAAAAATATTTTGGTTATGTTGTTAAAGGTGCTAAATTAACTGGTGCTTCAAGTGGAGCAGTTGCAACTGTAACAAATATTGATTTATTTTCTGATAACTGGGGTGATATACTTGGATCATTCTTCTTTAGAGATCCTAATAGAACACCTAGACCACCAGTTGTCTTTAGAACTGGTACTTTAACATTCAGAATAACTTCATCTGCAGAAAATGTTATTGTACCATTCACTGGTGATGCCCCATTACAAAGTTCTGGTTCTGCATCATACTTAGGTACAGGTACAGTTATAACACAAAATAATGTTTCTGTTTCACTTCGTAATCCACCAAGACCACCAGACAGACCAAATGCCTTTAGTACTGAAGAGACTTCAGAATTAGGTGTAAGAACAACATTTGAAGCACCTGATGATGACCCACTAGCACAATCATTTACAGTAGATGGTTCAGGAGCTTTCTTAACCTCATTTGATGTTTATTTTAAATCAAAAGATCCAATTGCTAAATTACAAGTTCAATTAAGAACAGTAGAACTTGGTGTTCCAACTAGTTTACTTGTGCAAGATTATGCAGCAATAACACTAAATCCTAATGAAATTAACGTATCTGATGATGCTTCAGTGCCAACGACAATAAGATTCTCATCTCCAATTTATCTTGTAGGTGGAGAAATGTATACTTTAGTATTCTTATGTCCATCCTCTGATAAGTATGAGATGTGGGTTGCAACTATGGGTGAAAAATCTGTTAGAACCACAAATCTACCTGATGTACAAAATGTTGTTGTCTCTAAACAGTATCTTGGAGGTAGTTTATACAAATCTCAAAATGGTACAATATGGACTGCTAGCCAGAATCAAGATTTAACCTTTAAATTACGTAAAGCAGCATTTGTTCCAAGTGGTACAGTTACATTATATAATAGTCCTATTGAACCAGGTAATTTTAACTGTCAGGTTCTACCAACGAATCCAATACGTTCACTACCTAGAAAACTCAAAGTTTCTATTGATGGATCTGGAAGTAGAACAAATACTGAATTACCATTAGGTAGAAAGGTAAGCACAGGTGCTGCCACTGATCCAGAAGATCAAAGTGTTACAGGAATAATTGAAGGACAAGGTTCTTCCATAACCTCAGAGGAGGTTGTATCTCAAGGAGAGGGATATGTATTTACCTCTAACTCTGCAATAACTACAACTGCTTTAACTGGTAGTGGTACAGGTTGCACTGTGAATGTTACAGTTTCTAATGAAAAAGTTACTGCTGTTGCAATTAATGCATCAGGAAATGGTTATCAAGTAGGTGATGTATTAACTGTTAATAATAGTGATGCTAAAGTAACTAGAGGTAGTGGATTAAAGTTTACAGTTACTGCAATATCTTCTAGTTTTGATACATTATATCTAACTGATGTTCAGGGTGAAAAATTTACAAATAATGAAAATCTTGTCACATATGGTGCTTCTAATACTACAAGAAGTGTTTTAAGTAATGTGGCAGTTGATGGTAATTCAACTGTTATAGATCCTATTTTTGAGGGTAACGTTATGGAAGTTACTCAATATAATCATGCCCATCATGGTTTTCAAAATAAAATTGATATACAAAATATAAAACCAGATACTTTGATAGTACCAACAACATCAGAGTTAACTGCTGAAAGCACTGTTGTGTCATTAGCAAATACTGCACCATTTACTTCATTCTCTGGAATTTCAACTGATAGGGGAGAGGCATTAATTGAAGAAGAAATTGTTTCTTATGTTGTTGGCACAGGTCAACTTTCACTTACAAGAGGTGTTTTAAATACAACAGCTTTACCTCATCCTGAAGGTGCTTCTATTCAGACTTATGAAGCAAGTGGTGTCTCACTCGCTGGTATTAATACAGTGTTCACAGTTCCAACTAACACAACTCTTGTAAATCTAACAAATATTGATAATTATTATCTTGAAATAGATCGGTCAGCATTAGACCCATCTAATACAAGAACAGGAAATGCTCTTTTATGTTTTACAAATGAAAAGGCATTTGGAGGCAATAGTGCTAAAATATCTCAGAATCATCAGTATAGTTCATTCTCACCTCAAATTAATTTTATCACACCAGGAACAACAACTGATTTAAATACAAGTGTCAGAACAATTTCTGGTACAAGTGCAGGTGGAAACGAAATTTCATTTGTAGATCAAGGATTTGATCCTACAACTTTAAATGAAACAACATTTTTCTCAACTCCAAGATTAATAGCATCAACTGTGAATCAGGATAAGTTAGGTACCTTCCCTAACTCAAAATCATTATTATTAAATATGAGCATGTCAAGTTCTGATCCAAATTTATCACCAGTTATTGATACTAAAAATGCAACATTCTTGTTTGGTAGAAATAAAATCAATAATCCGATAGGATTTGATAATTATGCAACAGACTCAAGAACAAATCAAATATTTGATGATCCTCATGCATCTGTATTTGTTATGGATAGAGTTGATTTAGAGTCACCTGCAACATCATTAAAAGTTGTAGTCGCAGCGAGTGTTGAACCTGAAGCAGATTTTAGAGTGTTCTACCGTTTATTTACTGCTGATTCATCTGAAGTCAATACAACATATAGAGCGTTTCCTGGTTTTAAAAACTTGAATGATGTTGATGGAGATGGATTTGGTGATGATATTATTGATACTTCATTAAATAATGGTCAAGCTGATTCGTTTGTAACACCAAATAGATTTAATGAATTTTCAGAATATCAATTTACAATTGATGATGTTGAACAATTTAATGGATTTATAATTAAAATAGTGATGACATCAACAAATGAATCTGTGCCTGTTAGATTAAGAGACTTTAGAGCAATCGCACTAGCATAATGAAAACATATAAGCAATTTCAAGAGGGTGTTGCAGCTGCTGCATTAAAGGTAGGAGGAAGTAAAGTTGTTCCTGCCTTAATGAGTGGCATAGGTGCTGCTGGTATGATAATGCAGTCAAAAAAATCTAAAGGTCCATTTGCGGACACTGGAGGTTTTGATGCATCAAAGTCACGAACTAAACGTCAATATCTTGGATTACCTCCATCATCTGGTTTAACTAAACAACAAAAAAAGAATAGAAAAATTAAAGGTCAACAAGAAATTATAAAGAGGAGAGATGATAAAATAGCAACAGAAGGACCAGGTGATTTAGTACCTGGTGCAAAAAGAGCACGATTAAAAAAATTGCTTAAAGGATATCTAGAGAAGTCAGGTATCAAAGCTAAGAGAGATGCAAACAAAAAAATTGATAGAAATCTAGGTAAAAATTAGTAAAATGAAACGAGTACAAGGTCACAGTAATTTATTTCGTGATGAAAAAACTAATGCAATTATTAATCGAGATGACTCTGGGTATACTAGTTACATGAATAATCGAAGAGTTCATGGTGATAAACAATCAGAGATTGATGAAATGAAAAAGGAGATTAATGAATTGAAATCTCTTTTAAATGATCTTGTCTCAAAGATAACATCATAGTAAATATAAATACTTTTTAGATCTGAATTGCTAACTTAGATGGCAGATATAAAAGTCAGAGTAGGACAACAGAATGCTACGAGAGTGATTTCATCTCTGGCAGGTGCTCAAACTCTATCATTAACGGAATTAAGTGATGTGAATGTATCTGGAACCTTACAAAACGGTATGGTTCTTGTTTTTAATGGTGTTACTAATAAATTTGACGCAACTCTGGAACTGACTCCAGGTGCAGCACAGAATTTAGACATCAACGGAGGAAGTTTCTAAATGGCTAGTATAATTAGAATCAAACGATCAGCTGGTACAGCGGTACCTGGTAGTTTGAACTGGGGTGAAATGGCATATGTTACTGGTATCGGTAGCTTCGGTGGCACGAACCAGTATAAAGACAGGGTGTTCTTGGGTGATGATGGCACAAACGTCAATCCGATAGCAGGTCATTTCTACACATCCATGATGGAGCATGCTGCTGGAACGATAGCAGGTGTAACAAATACAAGAAATAGTGATGGTGGTATTGTAGCGATACTTGATAGTGATAGAAAAGTAGATTTATGGAATGTAGATAATTTAACTTTAGATGCTAATACTTTATCATCTTCAAATACTGATGGAGATATAATATTTAATCCGAATGGATCAGGTGATGTAATGGTGCCTGATGATACTAAACTTGGATTTGGTGGTGGAGCAAATGGAACTAGTGCCCCTGATTCAACAATAGAATTTGATAATGCAAGTTCTGGTAAACTAGAAATTGCTGGTGCACGTACTCAGTTTACAAATGATACTCAAGCAACTACTACAACTGATGGTTCTGTTTCATTTACTGGTGGTATAGGAGTTGCAAAAAATGCAATTGTTGGTGGAGATTTAATAGTTGCAGGTGGTAATTCTAAATTAGGAAACCTAAGAATTGAAAATAATATTATTGCCTCTTTAGCAGGTGCGAATAATACTATATTCATCGATCCATATCCAGATGGATTAAGTAATGAAGGTGAAGTTATCATCAAGGGTAACTTACAAGTTGATGGTACAACAACTACAGTTAACTCAACGCAGACAACTGTTAATGACCCAATTATGATGGTTGGTGATACAACCAGCACTAGAACCGTGATGTCAACTATGGCATCGGGTGCAACAGCAGTTGTAGTTGATCAAGTAACAGGTATCGCAGTTAATGATACTCTTTTACATTCAAGTTTTTCTGCAAGTGGTATTACAACAGTTACAGCAATTAATACTGGAACTAAGACACTTACATTCCAAGGAACAGCAATTGCAGGTATTAGCACACAAACTGAGATAACAGTTGTACACGCAACAGATACTAACACTGACCGTGGACTTGGATTTACTTATAATGTTGGTGTTGGAACAGCAAACTCAACCGATGGTTTCTTTGGATTAGATGATAGTTCAATCGCATCTAGTTCCGCTGGAACAGGTAATCATGGAACACATGGTGATAACAGTCGCAGATGGACATATGTTCCTGATGCAACCATCACAGCAAGTGTTGTTTCTGGTGCGAAAGGTTTCTTAGATATTAAAGGTATTTACTATCAATCAGGTAATTTTGACTCAGGTGGTGTAGTTTGGTTTGATGATACAGGTTTACAAAGATCTACTAACAATCCACAAACTCCTGTAATTACCTCAAAACAAATATTGACTGCAATTACAAAAGTTACTCTAAGTTCATTAAGTGCAAATATTACAGTAGCAGTTGGTGATATTATAAAGCAAGATAGTACTGGTGCTTTTGGTATAGTAGAGACTGCTGTTACAGGTGGAAATTCCGTTAATTTAATCGGTGTTGAGGGAACATTCAACACAAGTAATAACTTAAGAAGAGAGGGTGTAAGTGGTGCGATTGCAAACCTTGCATCTACACCAGGTGCCAAAACAGACGTATATATAAACAAACCACACTGGACATCAACCCTGGACGGAGGTACTTTCTAAAAATGCAGCAAAACAGTGAAGTAGATATTAATGTATTAGTGAATTTATACAATACAAGATTAGCAGCAGCATTAAATCAAAACGTTCTTTTGGAAGCAAAACTCCAAACTCTAAAAAATGATTTTGAAAAAGAAAAAAATGAACTTTTAGAGCAACTCGCAAATCTCACGGAAAAAAATGAAACCCACGAATAGAGGACAACTTATCAATTATGGTTTGCGTCAGTTAGGAGCACCTATTTTACAAATCAACGTTGATGATGATCAACTTCATGATTTAGTAGATGATACTATTCAATTATATCAAGAGAGACATTATAATGGTATTGAAAGAATGTACCTTAAATATAAGGTAACTCAAGACGATTTAGATAGAGGGAGAGCAAAGGGGACTGATGGTGTTGGTATTGTTACTACCACTGGTATACAAACATCAAATGTAACTGTAACTAGTAATTTTTACGAAACATCTAATTTTTTAGCTGTACCAGATACTATTTTAGGAGTAAATAAAATATTTAAGTTTGATACAAGTTCCATCTCTGGTGGAATGTTTAGTATTAAATACCAATTATTTTTAAATGACTTATATTATTTTAATTCAGTTGAACTATTGCAATATGCGATGACAAAAACATATCTTGAGGATATTGATTTCTTACTTACAACTGATAAGCAAATAAGATTTAATATGAGACAAGATAGATTATATATGGATATTGATTGGGGAGCACAATCATTAGATACTTTTTTTGTTATTGACTGTTTTCGTGCGATAGATACAGAGCAAATTTATAATTCTCCATTTGTTAAAAGATATTTTACAGCGTTACTCAAAAAACAGTGGGGTCAAAATTTAATTAAGTTTAGAGGAACTAAATTACCAGGTGGAATTGAATTAAACGGTAGAGAAATATATGATGAAGGTGTGAGAGAATTACAGGCACTCAGAGATAGAATGACACAAGATTACGAAATGCCTCCTCTCGATTTTATTGGGTGATTAATAATGGCATTAAATCCCTATTTTTTACAAGGATCACAAGGTGAACAAAGATTAGTTCAAGATTTAATAAATGAACAATTACAAATTTATGGTGTAGAAGTTACATATATTCCACGAAAATTTGTAAATCAAAAAACTATTATTGAAGAAGTGCAATCATCAAAATTTGATGATAATTTTGCTGTTGAGGCATATGTTGAAACATATGATGGATATGCAGGTGCAGGGGATGTTCTTACAAAATTTGGAATGAGTTTAAGAGATGAAGTAACACTTACTATTTCAAAAGAAAGATTTGAAGAATTTATTTCTCCATTTATGAACTCAGATGATGATATTGAATTATCAACAAGACCTCGTGAGGGTGATTTGGTATTCTTCCCATTAGGTGCAAGACTATTTGAGATTAAATTTGTTGAACATGAAGATCCATTTTATCAATTAGGTAATACTTATGTTTATAAACTTAAATGTGAATTATTTGAATATGAAGATGAAGTTATTGATACGTCAATTGATATTATTGATACACAGGTAGATGATGTAGGATATATTGCAAATCTCAAGTTAGTTGGAATTGGAATTACAGCGACTGCATCAGCTACAATTGGTGACGGTTATATAAGAGAGATATTTTTGAATAATGATGGATCTGGATTCACTGGAACACCCACGGTGGCAATTTCAACATCTCCAAGTGGAAACATAGGAGATAATGCCACAGCAGTTGCGTTTACAACTGAAAGAGCAGGTGTAAGATCAATTGATAAGATATTATTAACAAATGCGGGTGCTAATTATACTACACCACCAATAATTACAATATCAGGTGGTGGAGGAACTGGTGCAGCAGCAACCTGTTCTATTAATACAACATCAGCAGGTGTAATTAGATTCACTATAACTAATAATGGTGTTGGATTTGGAACAGCACCAGTAGTTACTGTATCAAATCCTGCTTTAGGAGTCCCATCTCAGAGGGCAATTGGTATCGCATCAATTGGTGATGCTGGTAATGGATTTAATCAGGTAAATTCAATATTTGTATCTAATCCAGGTGAAAATTATAATAATACTGTAACTGTAACTATATCTGACCCAGAAACAATTAGTGGTATTGGCACATATCAATTTAATGAAATTGTCCAAGGAATGCGTTCTGGAACTCAAGCAAGAGTTAAGAGTTGGGATAAGGATACTGGAATACTTCAAGTAGGTAATGTTGGTATTGGAACAACAACCACAGGATTCTTCCCTGGTGAAGATATTAAAGGTCTTACATCAGAAGCATTATTTAGTGTTGCTAATTTTGATGATAATACCAAAGATAAATATAATGAAGGCGATATATTTGAGTCAGAGGCAGACTTATTAATTGACTTTTCTGAATCAAATCCATTTGGTAGTTTCTAATGTTAGGTAATTATTTTTATCACGAAATAATAAGAAAAACGGTTATTGCGTTTGGCACACTGTTTAATGATATTCATGTGCGTCACGAAGATGGTGCAGGAAATGAAATAAGTGAAATCAAAGTTCCAATTGCATATGGTCCAAGACAAAAGTTTTTAGCAAGAATTACACAACAAGCAGAACTCAATAAAGCAACTCAAATTACATTACCAAGAATGTCATTTGAAATTACAAATATATCATATGATTCTACAAGAAAGGCAGGTATAACACAAACATTTAAGGCATTAGATAATGAAGATGGAGATAAAATGAAAAAAGTGTTTATGCCTGTGCCTTATAATCTTGGGTTTGATTTAAATATTTTAGTAAAGTTACAGGATGATGGATTGCAAATATTAGAACAAATATTACCGTTCTTTCAACCAGGATTTAATATCTCAATAGATTTGGTAAAGTCAATAGGAGAAAAAAGAGATATACCGATGGTTCTTCAAAACATCGCTCAACAAGATGATTATGAGGGAGATTTTGCAACAAGAAGGGCATTAATATACACTTTATCATTTACTGCAAAAACATTTTTCTTCAATCATATTGCAAAAACTCCAGAAGGACTTATCAAAAAAGTTCAATTGGATTATTACTCAGATACAAATACAAGAACAGCAAAACGAGTTCAGAGATATACCGTTGTTCCAAAGGCGAAGAAAGATTATAACGAAGATAATGTTATAGATACACAAGATGATGTATTAATTGAACCAGGTGATGATTTTGGATTCACAGAAACAAGCACATTCTTTGGTGATTCAAAAGACTTTGCACCAAAGAGAGGAGTTGATATCTAATGGCTAAGGGTTATGATTCTTTAAATAACACGTTCAACACTGATGGTAGTGTCGAGGTAGATGCAATTGTCAAAGCGGATGAAATAACTAGAGATGATGAAGTAAAAAAAGATTATGATTATACAAGAGGAAATTTATATTCATTAATTGAAAAGGGGCAAGAAGCAATCAACGGTATCATGGAAGTTGCAGGTGAAACTGCAAGTCCAAGAGCATATGAAGTTGCAGGTCAATTAATAAAATCTGTTGCAGATACTACAGATAAATTAGCAGACTTACATAAGAAAGTTAAAGATATAGAAGAAGATAATCCCAAAAAACAAAATACAGTTACAAATAATGCACTATTTGTAGGTTCTACAAGTGAATTATCAAAAATGATAAAAGACGGTTTACTAAATAATAATAGCTCTGAATAGTTTGTAAATGGGTAAGACTTCCTGTAAAAAGGGACATTACTATTGTAACACTGATAAAAAGTGTAAACCGATTCCTGACGGTTATAAAATGCGTGAGGATGGTTTTTTGGTCAAAGAAGGTTGGTCTGACAAATATAAAAAGTCAATCGACTGTGATAATCCAAAAGGATTTAGTCAGAAAGCACACTGTGCTGGTAAAAAGAAAAAGATGACTGAGGAATCAAATCCTCGTATTGCCCGTAAAAAAGGACAACCTGCAAAATCTAAAAAACATTCTGATTTATATACTGATGAAGATCCTAAAGGAACTATTCATGGACTTGGTTTTAAGAATGTCGCTATTGCGAAAGCGAGTGTGGCAAAGATTAGGAAATCAAGTCGATCACATGCTCATAAGATTCAAGCAGCGATTGCTATGGAGCAAAGAGCAAGAGTGATGGGTAAAACCTCTGAGGCAGCAGTCTACAGAAAGTTTATCAACTCTATGAAAAAGAAAACGAAAGCGATGAATGAAGAAAAGAAAGGTGATCACGAATATGAAATGATTCGTCGTCAAACTGATAACATCATGGTCAACGCTAAAAAACTTAAGAAAAAAGTTGGTAAAGGTGAGGGTGAAGCGAAAGCATGGGTTCAGTCAAAGATAACTAAGGCAGCAGATTATCTTGATACTGCAGCAGATTACATGACAAACAAAGATGATGTAAAAGAAGGTTCACTTCACAAATGGTTTAAGGGTTCTAAATCCAAAGACGGAAAAGGTGGATGGGTGAATGTTGTTACTGGTGGTACTTGTGCTAGTGATGAACCAGGTGAGGGAACACCAAAATGTGTTTCTTCTGCAAAGAGAGCAAGTATGAGTAAGAAAGAAAGATTATCAGCAGCAAGAAGAAAGAAAAAAGCAGATCC